TCCAGCGTCTGCTTGCTGCCGTAGGCCATCTGCCAGAAGCCGTACCCGACATTGACACGCGCATCGACACCGTAGCGGTATTCGTCGCGCATCCAGACGCCCTCATCATTGGCGTCGACCAGCGCGGTCAGCGCGTACTCCCGGCGCTTCTGGAAAATGATCGGGCGCAGCGGCCGCGAGGTATCCAGCAGATACCACGCGCTGCCCGCGCCGCCACCCGTATTGCTGACGACACCGGCGCCGACCGGATGATCCGAGTCGAAGAAATACTGCCCATCGAAACAGGTCGTGGTGAAGCCGGCTGCCAGCAGCTGGAACACCAGCTCGTCGGGGTGTATTGCTGCCGACTGGCCCATCGAGGCAAACAGCGGCGCCAGCACCCCATAGGTATCGTCCTCGACATCATCCCGCGGGACGCCGATCGACGACTCGAACTTCTTGTTCGCAATCTGGTAGCTCGACGCGGCGATGCCTTTCACCTGGCGATCGCCAACCCACTCGCGCAACTTGGGAAACTGCCCCAGCCAGCCGTAGTTCTCCACCTTGGCGGTCGACGGCACGAGCGTTGCCACCTTGCTCCACATCGGCTGCACGCCGGCAAAGGCGTTGTTGTAGGCGGTCTTGAACCCGTTGTACATCGCGGTGAGGCTGTCGCGGTTGACGATGATTCCGGCGGCGCCGAACAGCCACGGATCGCCTGGATCCATCGGCGCCGCCGATCCGACGAGAAAGGCGAGGGACCACGCGAAGGCCAGCAGGACCGCCAGGCCAATGGCGGCGTACCGGAACGAAAAGAGATGGCGCATAGGAAACTCCTTGGTGAGTGATGGATCTTGCGGCGGTCAGAACTCGACCCACACGCCGTCGGCTTCGACGTGGCGAATGATGCCGGCTACCGAGCGTGTCGAGCCGCCGTTCGTCTTGGCCACGGTCTGGTCATCGACGATGAAGCACTGCGCGCCCCAGTCGGCGGCGGCGATCAGATCCCCAGCCGACGAGTTGCCGAACTTCCAGCAGCCGCGGCGCACCTTGCCGGCGACCGCGCCGTTCGCCCCGAGGGTGTTGTCGACGGTCTCCTGCACCACGCCAACCGCCTTCAGCGTCGTGGACACGGCGCCCTTGGTCAAGAAACCGGAGGCGTTGAGGCAGGCAATGCTGCCCGCCCACAGCTTGGTGGCCGCAGCAACCGGCAGGGAGAAATCGACATTGTCACGACTGGGAGTATTGCGGTCGGCGGTGAGCGCGGACATTCAGGTCTCCTGGGAAAGGGAATGGTTCAGGCCGGTCAGGCGGCTGCCTGGCGTGTCTTGGCGAAGTCCTCCGGCGCCAGAGCCATCGACCGGCAGACCGCCAGCTCCGTCGCGCTCAGAGCCTGGCCGCCAGTGCCAGCGGGCTGCTTGCCGTCACTCTGCTTGGCGCCCAGATCGACGACGACCGGAGCGGCATCGAGAAAAGCGCTCAGCGCGGTCGGGTTGGCTGCCCCGAGGGTCTTGGCCCAGTCTTCCATCGCCGGCGTCAGCTTGCCTGCGGCCAGGGCATCGGCAACCTGCTGCACCACCTTTGCCGCGGCGATCTCGCCGGTGAGCGCGGCCAGTTGGCCCTTCACCTGGGCGTTCTCGGTCTGCAGCGCCGAGAGCGCCGCCAGTGGGGCGTACTTCGTCGGATCGGGCGCCGCGACCTGCGCGCTCAGCATGGCGACGTTGGTTTTCAGGGCTTCGACCGCGGACAGCGCCTCGGCTTCGGTAGCGGTCTCCTGCAGGCCGAGAGCAGCCAGCAGCTTCTTGAGGATGGCAGGCATTGCAGACTCCTGTGCGATAGTGGGTGATGCAAACAGCTCGGCCACCAGGGCGGCGAGATCAGTCAACCCGTCCAATCCCGGGTCGTTGGTCAGTGCGGCGTGCAAGAGCCGCTCCACGCGGCCCGAATCCTTGTCGTAGGAGAACACCGGCGACACGTACCGGTATTCCTGATCGGCGATGTGCCGGGCAGCCTGCGCCGTCCAGCGCACGCCGACCGCCCACAGCCCATCGCCGGGACGCCACTCGAGCCGCCGGAACCAGCCGGCAGCCGGCGCCCGATCGCCGCCGGACTTCGCACGCAGGGTCGCGTGCTCGAAGTCGATGACTCGGTCGCTCGCCCGCGCCGCCGCTTCCGCAACCAGCCGCAGGCCGTCTTCGTCCGTCATCACCCAGGCGGCGACGTCAGTCGGCCGGCCGTCCCAGGAACGGAACTCGCCAGACGGCAGCAACCGCACGTCTCGTGGCGCACCGCCGGCGCCGGCGAGATCGACGGCACAGCTCGCGATTGCGGCCGGGCGGTCAGTGCTCTTGCGGGTGGTTTGGCGAAGCGACATGCGGCCATTGTCGGTCGCGCGCGCGCAGGGCAGAAGGACGAAGCGATTCGACGGGCGCGACGGCGAAGCAGAGGCCGTAGCCAACAGCCAACGGCCGGCGTCGCCGCCGAGGATGTCGCGAACAGACAAACCGGCGGCCAGAGCGGCCGCCGCGCGTTTATAAACGCCCGATCACGATTCGGACAGGGGGTTGTGGCCTGGCCGGCGCCAAGGGCCTTTCAAGAATCAAGATCTGGGTTCATCCGAACCGTTCTTGACAGGCTTCTTCGACGGTGCGTCCAGCTTCTTCATCCCCTTGGCTGCCGACTTCAGGCGGCCCTTGACTTTCGTCAAGTCTTCTTCCAAAGGCAGGTTCTCCGGCGCGACGCCACTCGAACGCAGCATGACGCTACGGACATCCTGTCCGACCTCGCGGGCCGTGTCGCTGAGTTGCCGGACGCCTTGCGCGCCGGTGTTCTTGATCCGCTCGGCCGTTTGCGTCACCCGGAACAGGTTTGCAGCCAGTTCGGTTTTGCCCATGAAGTCGTAGAGCGTCCGGTTTCGTTCGATGGACACCCCCTTGCGCAGAATCAACTGCTGCAGCGACAGGTTGTACATCCCTCGGAAGCCCGCGTCTTTGAAGATGCCGAACTCACGCGACTGCAAGCCGGCACGGTGGGCTACGGCGCTCATGATCGACTCGCCATCCCGGAGGTCGTCTCGCACCTCGATGCGCTCCAGCGCATCATGCCGGATCTGCTGCTCCACCAGCGCGTCGGCAATCGCCGCCAGGACCGTCTTCGCCTGGGCGACCTGTGGCTTTCGCGAATCGGCGTGCATCGTCACGAGAAAGCAGGCGAACCGCGTCAGCCGGTAGCTTTGTACCTCACGGCCCTCGTCGACCCAGGTGTCCGGAATGAACACGTCCGGAATCTGCACATTCAGCGCCGCGCAGGACGCCATGGCCTTGTTGATCACCTTCTGGAACACGGGCCAGGTTTCATAGCCGAGGGTGCGCATGAATTCGTGCGCATTCCAGTAGCGGACACCATTCTGCTTCGACGAGTCTTCAAAGCGCTGCACGTCAAACTCGAGTTGCATCGCACCCTCCCGTGTCGCTCCGGATTATAGCCCTGGATCCTCCGGAGAGATTCCCAGGCGCGCCCTGACGCTTTGCCGCTCGCCACTCCCACGGCGGCACCGGGTGGGCTTCGGACCACAGCCCTTTGCCACTGGATCGAGCCTGCTCTTCGGCGGCCGCGTACTGCGCGCGATCCGCCGGGCTCTGCTCGTGCTGGTACCGCTTGAAATGCCACGCCAGGCCGGACGCCACGAGCGCCAGGCCCGTGTCCCGATCCGCCACGAGCACCTTGCCGACGATCCGCTGATAGCGGTCTCTCTTGGACCACTCCACCGCGACTTGCTTGCCGAACACGAGAGCAGACATCTGCTGCCTGGCGCGCTGACCGAACGGCTGCGCCCGCTCCGGGGCATCGATGCCAGCCAGCCGGACCTGGTGCGTCTGGCCGTCCTGCGCGAGCACCGTCACGGTGTCGCCATCGGCTACGCGAACCACTTGGCCGGCCAGGGTCTCGGCGCCGGCGCCAGCGGATGCGAGCAGCAGGGCCAGGGAGAGGACGGGGAGGAACATCGGAATGTCCGGCCGGGCAACGGCGGCCGCTGATCTAGCGCCCATCGCTGGCCATCTGGTCGGCAGCGATACGCGAGCGTGGTCTAGCCGTCGATTCGTGTAGCGGCAGGGCATAACCAAGCTGTTGTCCCATTTCGCTCAGCGTACCCCTGGCGACGGACTTCACCTGGAATCCTTCGCTGATCAACTCCTTGATGTAAGCCTTGTTGGCCGCAAAGAGAAAGATGATGTTGCTCAGACCTCCCGTGATCAGAGCCAGGAGCAAAATGATCACAAACCATTTCCAACTCCCTCGAAAGAGCATGGGAAACGGTCCGAACAACAGCGTTGTCCACGATAAGCCAACCGGGGCCGAACGCACCTGGCCCGTGCGCGGATTCTCGAAGATGATCGTGTTGTTTGCCATGCGCCACCTTTCCGTGAGTTGTGTTCGTTACGCGCGGAGCAGGACCACAGGCTGCAGCCGCACCGGCCTGATCTACCCGCCATGCCATCGCTGTGGATCAGCCGCATTCTGCCTCGTCTCCAGGTCTTCCGTGTTGCGCGAGCAGATCGCTCGTCGCCTTGATGGCCTTCCGCGCCGCCGGCGGCGAGTGGCGGAAGTTGTCCAGGAGTGCGGATTCTTCAGGGGTTAGGGCTGGCGTGCCCGGCAGGCGCTCGCCGGTCAGCACGTAGACAACGTCTACGCCGGAGCGGGTTGCTGCAGCTAGATAGCCAGCATCTGGAAGGCGCTCGTCTTTCTCGTAGTTCCGCTGAGACCGCATGGTCACTCCGCACATCTCAGCCAAGACTGGCTGGCTTAGCGCGAGCCGCTCACGCTCGAACCGCAGACGACCCCCGATAGTTTCCATTTCGTTCCCCTTCGCGCTTGACATGAGGTACGTTTGTTCCTTATCATTCGCCTCATCAATACGGTTACAGATGAAACTAACCCGCACGTTGCGGGCTTCAAGACATGCACCCAGAAGACATCAAATCGAGCATCAGGAAAACTGGAAACACCTCCAGCGACTTGGCTCGTGCTCTTGGAGTCAGTCACGTCGCCGTTGGCGCAGTCATCAGAGGCCGCAATCGTTCGCTCCGCATCGCCCGCCGCATCTGTGAGCTAACCGGTCTGGACCCCGAAGCGGCCTGGCCGGGCCGATACCCGGAATTCCGCATTCACCCCGTCGGCCAGCGCCGACACCTCGACCACATCCAGGAGGCCGCATGACGCTTTCCGATCATCTGGAAGACTGGACCTATGGGCGCCTCGCTGCCCTCAGTGAGGAGGTTCTTTTGGAACCAGCCGTAAGAGCGCGCCTGGCTCAGTTGGCGGATCAGCTTCACAAAGACGTGCGAGCGATTCAAGCACCTTGCGCCCATGCATGTCGTGACAGCTGTCCGCAGAGCGGCGAAAAGCTCGCGCCATCTCTCGTGCGGTCTTTGGGTCTTTGCAGAGCGCAGAAGTCAGCACCATCAAGGCGAGATTGATCGGCATGACGTACTCGACATCGACCGCGCGCAGACATCCAGACACTAGCGTTTCGAACACCGTGGCGTCTGCTTCTGCTTCGTCATTCTCCATTCTCACCGACCTTTCTACATCCAGGAGGCCGCATGAAATTCCCGTCCACCGTTGATCGACAAAGCATGCTCGCGTCTTCCGGGGTCACGCTTCGTCTCGATTTTTCCGACCTGGACAAGGGGTACCCCTTCAAGGAAGCCCTTGAGCACGCCGTCTCATTGGTTCTTCAAGCAAAAGCCAACCCGCTGGGCTGTCGTGTCGAGGTCGTGCAGAACGGCAACTCGGGATATTTCGCGGACGGCCTCAATGAAAGGTGCGGCGCCGTCCACAAGGTCATTCGGTAAAGAGTCGGCGCTGGTGGACTACCCCTTCTTGGCTCTGCCAGAACGTGTGCTCGATACGAGTCACGGTCAGCACCCGGTTGTTTGCTCCCGTCAGGGGGCCGGTGTGCAGGACTTCTCCAGCCGAGACCACCAGCGGTGCGTCGGAATCCAGAGAGGCGACCAGCGTGCGGTCGTCGCCCGGCTCGTAGATTTCAAGAATGAAACGTCCCATGCCTGCCAGCCTTTCGCCTTACAAGTTAGCCGAACACGAAGGATAGCAATGGAACCAGCAGATATCCAGTGCGCGCTGAAGAAAGCCCGCACTTCCCAGTCAGAGATCGCCCGGAAGCTCGGCGTCTCGCCGACGACGGTCACCTACGTCGTCACGGGCAAGTCGACTTCACGGCGTATCACAACGGCGATCGCCGACGCCACGGGGCTGAGTCTCGACGCGCTGTGGCCGGGTCGTTACCCCAGCACGCAAAAGGAGGCTGCATGACCGCGTCGGCGGAAGCCAGCCACAACGCGGCGCAGCTCCGCCTGATGGATGTGCTGCGCGCGCTGGCCGGAAACGAAGTGTTCGGCCGGCGCCTGGTCGACATCGCCGCCGACGTCGGCAAGCCGGAGCCGATGGTCCTGCGCGATCTGGAGTGTCTGGAGAGCAAGGGCTGGGCGACGCGCGACGCGGCCAAGCTGTGGCGCCTCGGGCAGGAGCCGGTGCAGATCGCGGTGCAGTTCTTCTATGGCCTGCGGCAGGCGCAGGCGCGGGTCGAGAGGTCGAGCAGCGCTATACGCGCCAGCCCGACTGAGTTTTTTTCACGAAGGGAAAGAAAATGACAGAGAACGAGGGCGGCGAGCTGGTGCCGGTCGATGTCGGGGTACTGCAGGTGGCTGCGGCCGAGCAGCGCGACGTGCGCGCGGTTCTGGATCGGTTCGGGTACGAGGGCACCTCGCTCGACTACCTGATCTCCGATGTCCGGCGCCTGATGGCGCAGAGCACCGAGGCCATGCTCGAGATCGGGCGCGCGGTGCTGTGTTTTCGCGAACTGCCGCGCGGCGTCTATGGCCGGGCGATCCGCGCCGCCGGGCTGACCGAGGACACCGCCCGCCGCCTCGCCAGCGTGGCGACGAAGTTTCTCGACCGCGACCGGCTGAAGCCGCTCCTCACCCTCGATCGCTCGAAGATCTACGAGCTGGCGCTGCTCGACGACCAGACGCTGGACCACCTGGCGGCGGATGCGGCGCAGCTCGACCAGGTGGATCGGATGAGCGTCTCGGAGCTGCGCCGGTCGCTGCGTGAGGCGCGCAAGAACCTCGACGCGAAGGATTCGGTGATCAAGAACTACGGCAACGAGAATGCCGCGCTGCGCGAGCAGGCGATCGCCCACACGCGCTACGTCCCGAACCAGGCGGATCTCGACGATTCCTTCCGGCGCGCTGCTCGCCTCAACACGCTGCATGCAGCGGCGCACGACGTGGTCGAGGCATTCACCGCCTTCGCCCTGCCGCTGCGCGACCTGATGCAGGATGCACGTGAAGGCGGCGGCGCTGCCGAGGACATCGCCCACGGCAACGAGACGGCATTCTGGCTGGCGCAACAGGTCGCCAATCTGTACATCAACCTCGGGATCGACGTCGACTTCCAGGAGATCGTTTCGCCGTCCTGGACGCGGCCGTCATCTGGCCGCGGCTAGATGGGAGGAGTGATGATCATGCCTCCCAGCCAGGTGCAGCTGCCGATGGTGCTCCAGCTCGCCGCCGAACTGCCGACGCTGCCGCACGGCCAGAGCACGCCGCGGATACGCTCGGTCGCCGGGACGATCGGCGTGTCGGTGCAGACGCTCTGGCGCTGGCTGCGCGAGATGGGCCACGGCGGCGAGCGCAAGCGGCGATCCGACTCCGGGCGCCTGAAGGCTCTGTCTGATGCTGATGTCCGGCAGATGGCGGCGATCCGTTTCGCCGGGGCGCGCGAGACGGGCAAGGTGTTGCCGACCATCCGCATGGTGCGCGACATCCACAACGCCAACGCACCGGCCGACCAGCAGACGGGCGCGGTCCGAACCACCACGGCACATCCGAGCACCATCGCGCGCGCCATGCGCCGCATCGGCTGCCACACCGATCAACTGATGCAGCAGGCGCCGGCGCAGGCTCTGCGCAGCCTGCACCCGAATCACGTCTGGCAGGTGGATGTGTCGACCTGCGTGCTGTTCTATCTGGCGAATGGCGGTGTCGAGGTCTGTGACGAGGCCGCGTTCAACAAGAACAAGCCGAGCAACTTCGAACGGGTGCAGCAGCTCCGGGTGCAGCGCTACCTGGCAGTGGATCACTGCAGCGGCGCCTTCCACTTGCACTATCTGTCGGGCCACGAGACGTCGCGGAACCTGCTCGATTTCCTCATTCTGGCGTTCCACCAGCGCGAAGGCCTGCCGTTCTACGGTGTGCCGAAGCTGCTGGTCGTCGACCCCGGCAGCGCCCAGGCTTCCGGCATCGTGCGCAGCCTCGCGCGGGCTCTGGACATCGAAGTGCTCGTCCATCGCGCGCACAACCCGCGGGCAAAGGGCGCCGTCGAGACGACGCACGCGAACATCGAGCGGCAGTTCGAGGGCCGCCTGCACGCGACGCGCGTCGCTGACTTCGACGCTCTGAATGCCCTCGCAGCGACCTGGAGCCGCGCGTACCAGAGCACGGCGATGCATGGCAGGCACGGCCAGACGCGCTTTGCCGCCTGGCAGCGGATCCGGCCGGAAGAGCTGCGCCTGGCGCCCGGCGCAGACATCACGCGGGCACTGGTGATGACCACCCCGGTTCAGCGCACGGTCAACGACTTGCTGCAGATCTCCTTCGCTTGTCCGGGATACGGGCGGCGGGCCTACTCGGTGGCTGGCGTGCCGGGGGCGGCCGTCGGGGAGAAGCTCTACGCGGTGGCGAGCCCCTATGCGCTGCCGTCGATCGACATTCTGGTCAGCGATGCGTCCGGGCGCGAAGTGCGCCACCGCGTGTCGCCGCTGCGGACCGACGACTTCGGCTTCAACCTGGATGCGCCCGTGATCGGCGAACGCTTCCAGGCGCCGGCGGATACCTGGATCGATACCGAGCGCAAGACGGCGCGGCGCGCGGCCTGGGGCACCGACGACGATCTCGAGATCGGCAAGGTCCGCCGCGGCAAGGGCGGCGAGCGCGGAGTGGCGTTCGGCGGGGCGGTGGATGCGTTCGCTGATGTCCGCTCGGTACCGGTACCGGCATTTCTGCCAAGAGCCGGAACGCCGATCGCCGTCGATCATCCGGCGGACGAATCGCTGATGAGCGCGACGACAGCCTGTCTGCGCATGGCGGCGCTGCTCGGCGAAGAGAACTGGCTGCCGGAGCACTACGCGTGGATCACGCAGAGGTTCGCGGCGGGCATCAGCGAGCCGCAGTTCGCGCGCCTGGCTGAGCAATGGCAGGCGCAACTGGCTGGCGCCGATGCGGCCGGGGAGCGGCGGGCATGCTGATCCTGGGCGATGTGCTGGCGCGGCACGGGATTTCGCAGGCGACGCTGGCGCGCAAGATGCACTTGTCGCCGGCAGCGGTCAGTCTGCTGGTCCGCCACAACCAATACCCGCGGACGATCCGCCGGCGCGATCTGCGCTCGATGGCCTGTGCGGTGCTCACAAAATTGCGGGTTCCCGTCGAAGAGCTGACGGACCTGTTTCTTGAATCCGAGTCGCCGCCGGTCGGCGAGACGGAGAAGCTGCCGGCGCTGCCGGCAAAGGCGACGGAGCCGCGCAGCAACGCGGCCCCGTCTGGTAATGCAACCCCACTGGAGAGGTGCATTGAAATGCTACTACGAAAACAGACGCTGAGCGACGCGGCGCGCCGCAAGTTCGGCATCTTCCGGGATCCGTTCGAAGACCCGACCGAGGCGCGCGAGGTGTACCTGTCGCGCGACATCCGCTACGTGCGCGAGGCGCTCTGGCAGGTGGCGGCCGGCAACACGAAATTTCTGGCGCTGATTGGCGAGTCGGGCAGCGGCAAGAGCACGCTGCGCGAGGAGCTTGAGGAGCGGCTGCGTCTGGAGAACCGCCCCGTGCGGCTGATTCAGCCGTACGTGCTGGCGATGGAGGACAGCGACCGGAAGGGGCAGTACCTGCGGTCGGATCACATTGCCGAGGCCATCCTGCACGCGGTGGCCAGCGGCGAATCGCCCCGGCGAAGCCCGGAGGCGCGCTTCCGCCAGGTGCATGAGGCGTTGATCGCGAGCAGCCGGGTTGGGGTGCAGCACCTCCTGGTGATCGAGGAGGCGCATGGTCTGCCAATTCCGACGCTGAAGCATCTGAAGCGATTTCTCGAGCTGAAGGACGGCATGCGCCGCTTGCTGTCGGTGCTGCTGATCGGGCAGCCGGAGCTGCGCGACAAGCTGGACGAGCGGCGCGCCTCGGTACGCGAGGTGGCGCAGCGCTGCCAGATCGTCGGCCTGCCACCGCTCGACGCCAACTTGGGCGAGTACCTGGCGCACCGGTTTACGGCGGCTGGCCTGGACCTTGCGGCGGTGGTCGAGCCGGCAGCGATCGACGCCTTGATGCAGGCGCTGACGATCCGCCAGCGGACGGGCGCCGGCCCGAACGAGATCGCAGTCATTTCGCTGACGCACCCGCTGGTGGCGAACAATCTGCTGACGGCGGCAATCAACCAGGCGGCGACGCTCGGCGCGCCCCGCGTGACGGCCGAGCTGGTGCGCGCCGTGCGGGAGCAGATGCCATGAGCGAAACGCAAGCGGTCGCGGCTGCCGGACGCTAGGAGCCTGCGGCAGACCGGGATACGGTGAAGAAACTGGCCTCGCTGGCCAGCGACCTGGACTGGATCAAGCTCCGGTTCAACCATGCGGACCAGGTCCAGATCGCGCGCGCCGTGCATCTGATGCACGGCGTAGCGACGCGGATCGACAAGGAACAGCAGTACGGACTCTACTGGAGGGAAGACGATGAAGACGATGTCCTCTGAGATCATCGCGGCGGGTCGGTCGGCGCTTGACGACGGCACACCCGAGATGCGCGCGGCGCTGCGAATGGCACAGCAGGCGATCGAGCGGGCGCGCTGCGAGCGCATGCGGCACTTGAGCACGCAACTCGACGCCGTGCTGCATGCGGCGACGTATCTGATCGGCGTCGGCATCCGAATCAGGCGCGTGACGGTCGATCGCCGGGCGACGGTGATCCAGGTCGAGAGCACGCCATTTCTCCATCGCCTCTTCGCCGGCGATTGCGCCTGGCGGGCGCAACACCAGGAGGGTGACGTGACGGTGCGCACCTGGTTTGCCATCCGCTACGGCGTGCGCATCGAGTGGGAGGAACGGCAATGATCGTGGCGAACCTGGGCGAGGAGATCGTCTTCTGGGGACAGCTCGCGGTCCTGCTGTTGATCCTGGCGGCAGCGCTCATCGAGATGGGCCCCGCCATCGCGGAGGCACTGCGGCATCTGCTGCGCGGCGCCTTGCTGGCAGTCGGCCTGATTCTCGGTGTCGTGCTTTGGCTTCCGGTCTTGCTCGTCTGCATGGCGGCTCGCGCCGTCGGCGCCGCCTGGAGCTGGTGGTGGACGCTGTGGCTTAGATTCTGGTGCGCCGTGCGCATCTGCTGGGTCCTCGGCAGACCCTGGTCAGTCGCGTGGCGCCGGTCGGGCCGGGAGGGGTCACATGGGATCTGACCTGACCCGAAATCCTGGCCCGCGCAATCGGCTGCCGTTTTTGGCGGCGCCGACCGCGCATTGCAGAGCTGTCCCATTCACGGCCGCGGAAGACGCGACCATTCTGCAACTGCGGGCGGCCGGCCAGACCTGGCTGAAGATCGCCGAGGCGTTGCGGCGCCCAAGATCATCGGTCGCCAATCGTGGCCGCCGTCTGGGTGCCACGGTTGCCCCACCGGCGTTGACGGACGCGTCCCAACGGCATCAGCGTGTTCGTTTCAGCCCTGCGGAAGACACCTTCATTCTGCAACGCCGGGCTGCCGGCAACACCTACGGGGAGATCGCCAGGGCGCTGCAGTGCTCGACCTCGGCGATCGGCGACCGGGCGCGCCTGCTCGCTCCGCCAGGGTCGCAGCCGGTGGCGCAAAGCCAGGCCGTCCAGGCGGCCAAGCGTCCCCGGTCCGACCCGCTGGGCGGCGAGGTTCTCTGCCTCGGCGGCTGCGGCCGGAAGTGGCTGTCACCAGACCGGATGCGGATCCGGATTTGCCCGCAATGCAAACAGCTGCAATCGCGCGGCGGATCTGGGATCCCCGAAGCGCATCTGACGATCGGTTAATCGGTTCATAGACAAGGAAACGGACATGGCAGGAACAAAACCCAACAGGGCGCGCTACAAGTCGGTTGCGCCACAGGTGCCGCAGACGCGCGAGGCGGTGACGGATCTGATCTCCGGCATCGGTATCGACAGCCGTGAACTCACGCTGCTCGAGTGCGAGATGAACGAGACGATCACCCGTATCAAGGAATCGTACGAACAGCGCGCAGAGCCGATCCGGCAACGGATCGACGCAGCGCAGAGGGGCGTTCAGGGGTGGTGCGACGCGCATCGCGCAGAGCTGACCCACGACGGCAGGAGCAAGACGTACAGCTTCGCGAGCGGCGACGTGTGCTGGCGCACCAGGCCGCCGTCCGTGCGCATCACTGGCGAGGAGCCGGTGAAGGACTCACTGCGGCGCCTGGGTCTCTCGCGCTTCATTCGGGTGCGCGAGGAGATCAGCCGGGAGGCGATCCTCAACGAACCGTCTGCCGTGGCACACGTGCCCGGAATCCGCATCAGCCAGCTCGAGGATTTCGTCATCACGCCATTCGAAATCGAACTGATCAACGGAGGTGGGGCATGAAGACCGGTCGGCTGATCAAGGATACGGCGGCCTACGCGGATGTCCATCCGGATGTCGTGCGGTCGGTACTGCAGACCGCCGGCGAGATCATCGCCGCGACGCTGGCGCTGGGCGAGGACGTGCGCCTGGGTTCGTTCGGCCGCCTGCAGATGCGCCGGCGCATCCCGCGCCTGCGACTTCTGCCAGACGGGCGGGAGCTGTCGGTCAAACAGCGCATCGTCCGCCTGCGCCTGTCGCGCGAGACAACCAGATCAATGCGCGAAATCATCGATCTCGATCCTCCTGGCGTACGGGAAAGGTGATGGCAGGAGCAGATCGCCGGCCGGCGGCAGAGCGAGTGAAGATGATTGCGGCCATCCATTGCGGTCGCCGTCAGCTCGCGATCGACGACGAGGCATGGAAGGAGTACCTACGCCAGTCCTTTTCGCTGGAAAGTACAGCGCGTCTCTCGTTTGAACAGCTGCGCGCGGCGCTCAATCATCTGATTCGCTGCGGCTTCGTCAAGCGCGACGCGGCCGGCGCTCCGATCGTCAATGAGTGGGCGTTCATCGATACCGCGGTGTCCGACCGGCAGCCATTGCTGCGCAAGCTGTTGATGCAGGCGCGCGCAGCGGGAATCGAGACAGGCATGCAAGTGGCCTACATCGAAGGGATCGCCAAGCAGATGGGTGGCGCCGGCAAATCGGGCAACGTGCACACGCCGCTGCGCTTCTGCGATGCCTGGCAGCTGCGGCTGATCGTCGCGGCGATGGAGTTCCACCTCAAGCGGAGGCATCGCGGTGCACCAACTGACGCCTGATGACTGCGTTTCGGTAGGCAGTCTGCTGCCCTACACGGCGCTGGCGCTGATCCGTGAGATCGGCGCAGAGGCGGCCTGCGCGCTGCTGAATGCGCGGGCCGGCGTGACCTTCGTGGTACCGATGAGCGCAACGGGCAACGTGTTCGGCGCGGCGCGGTGGGTCAACTTGGCCGCGCTGATCGGCGATGAGGCCATGGCCACGCTTGCCGCCAAGCGCGGCGGCCAGCCGCTTTCGGTGCCGGTCTGCAAGACGGCTCGGGACGAGCTGCGGGCGCGCAAGATCAGGGCCGAGTACGACCGCCTGACCGCTGGCGGCCTATCAGGCCGGCAGGCCGTCTACGAGATCTGCCTGTGCTTCAGCCCCATCACATCACGGGCAGTGGAGATGATCTGCTCCCGTGGAGATCAAAACCCAGAACGGCAGCAGGAGCTGCCGCTCTGACGAAAGGAGATTCACCGTGTTGAAACTGAACTTGACGGCGGGCCAGAAGCTCGCCTTGTCGGAGCTTTTCGCCGAAGTGGAAGACGGCAACAGCCGCGGCATCGGCAGTGCGATCGTCGCCCAAGTGTGGCCAGACGGCATCGTCTGCAAACGGGTGTATGGCAAGGCTGGCGCGGCGATCGCGAAAGCCCTCGGCGGCACATGGAAGAAATCGATCCCTTCGGCAGAAAAACGCATCGCGCAGAGCGTGGAGACACTGGAGGTGGCGCCGTGAAACCGGATGCGGACGATCTGACTCCTGGAACGATGACGCCGGCCGAGGCCAGGGCGGCTCTGACGTCGCAGCACTTGCTCGCGACCGCCCCGGATGTGCGCCTCAACACCGCACTGTATCGGTTCTGGCGATCGCTCCTGGCGCCGCTGTACATCGTGACCGCAGCGATCGCGGCCGCCCATGTCACACACCGGCGCGTGCTCAATCCGCCGGTGGCTCCGAACCGTCGCAAAGGGCTGCTGCTGCGCTACCAGAGGCGCAAGGAACGGGAAAGAACCAGCGCCTGAGCCGTCCATACCCACGATCAAGCCCCGCCCTGTGCGGGGTTTTTCGTGGTGCGTGTCGAATGGTTTCATCGTGCCGTGCTCCGCGCGCGCGCGGGAAAATGGCGGCATGGCCTTTGACGACACGCGACCGATCAATTCAATCCGGTGCAACATCCGGAGGGTTTCTCAAGCCGGGCTCAGGCTGCTCGGTGGCGACTGTCGCGACCCGGGATGCGGGCCGCGCGCCAACACGGGCGTTGTACGTGAAGATTTGCGCTGCTTCGAACTCTACCTCAGCGCGACGGCGCAGACCCCACTCGAACAACACGAGTTCGACGCTTTGGTCAGCCTGCTGTTCGATGTCGGAATCTTGGCGTTCGAGCGGTCGCCACTGCGCGCCTTGGTCAACGCCGGCGACAAGCTCGCTGCGGCGGATGCGCTACGCCATTGGCCAACGCCGGAAGACGACGCGGCCCGCATCGCGAGACGGCGGGACGAGGCGGAGTGGTTCTTGTACGGCTCGCTGGCGGTGTCCAGTGAGTGACCTGGTCGATCGAGCCTCGCGCCGCGAGACGGAGATGATCCAGGATCTGTTCGCCGATCAGCAGCGGCGCGCTGCGCTGTCAGGCAAGAAGGCCAGCGACTCGGCGACGGTTTGCCGCGAGTGCGGGGATCCGATCCCCGATGATCGCAGGGCCGCTTACCCCGGCACCGATCTGTGCGTGGAGTGCAAACGCCTGCTGGAACGAAAGGAGCGCACAAGGAATGTTCGGTATTGACTATCAGACGATCCGCTTTTGGATCGACATGATGACGCTGCTGTGGGCGCTCATGGTCTCTGGCTTCGTCTTTTGGGATCGCCGCAACAAGGTCACTCAGGACGCGATCAAGTCTCTGCGCGTCGAGGTGGCGAAAGAGATCGCGGATGTGAAGCTGAACTTGGACGCGCGACGGGCCATCGTGGACGAAACACTGCAGACGCTCCGGGTTCGCCTCTCCGAGACGACGACGAGGGCGGATCTGGCGCCGGTCTACTCGGCAATTTCCGAAGTGTCCGAAGTGGCCACCGAGCTGCGTGGCACGGTCGCGGCGATTTCGCAAACGCTGCACATGATCAACCAGCACCTTCTCGACAAGTGAGCGGAGCGATGGAGTTTTCTGAGCGAGTGGTCGAGTGGGCGCGCCTGGAGGTTCTTCGCTGCTTGGCGAAGGCGCCGGATTACACGTCTGCCGACGTCATCCTGCACACTGCTCTGCGGGATGAGGGCGTGCCGATTCAGGGGCTGTCCGCGCTGCGCGTCGAGCTCGCGTGGCTGAATTCGCAGGGCCTTGTGGTGACCCAGCAATCCGGTGGCTCGCGCGGCGTGACTCTGGCGACACTCACCGACCGCGGGCTCGATGTGGCACAGGGCATGACGGTGCCCGGTGTCGCTCGGCCGCGGCCGGGGCGCTGAGATGCCGGCGCGCTCTGCGGTTGGGCAACTGCCTGACGAGATTCGCGACGAGCTCAACCGCCGCCTGGTGGAGAACGGGTTTGGCAGCTACGCCAGCCTGGCAGACTGGCTGTGCGCGCTTGGATACCAGATCAGCAAGAGCGCGCTGCATCGCCACGGATCGGCGCTGGAAGCCGATTTCAACCAGGCGCTGGCCGATGTGCGGCGCACGCGCGCGCTCGCGAAGGCGTGCAAGGACGATGGCGACGAGGGCGACGTGCTGTCGGCCACCAGTTCGATTCTGCAGGAACAGCTCCTGCGCATATCGATAGCGCTGCGCCAGACGGACACGGACCCGCAAGAGGCGGCGCGGTCAATCTCGGTAGTGGCTCGGGCGCACGCAGACGTAGGGCGCATGCAGGTGACCTTGCAGAAGTGGCAGGAGTCCATGCGCGAAAAGGCCGCCGTGGCGGCAGACGCGGTAGAGAAGGTGGCGCGGCACGGGGGCCTGACGGCTGATTCAGTCGACCTGATCCGCCGCGAGATTCTGGGCATCACGAGCTGATGACCAGCATCCGTAACGGTAGCCTGCCGCCGCCGGATGGCGATCGCCCGCCGGCGGTACTGCTGCGGTATCAGCGGCGCTGGGTGGCCGATACGTCTCCGGTCGCCATCTGGGAGAAGTCGCGACGGATCGGGGCGAGCTGGTGCGATGCGTCCGATTCCGTGTTGGTTGCGGCTCCTACATACGGGGCGATGGACGCGCTCTACATCGGCTACAGCGAGGACATGACCCGCGAATACATCAACGACGCCGCGATGTGGTCGAAGGCGTATTCCCATGCGATGTCGTGGGTTGGCGAGACGCTGTACGAGGATGACGGCGACAGCATCAAGGCGTTCCGCATCGACTTTGCGAGCGGCAAGAAGCTTCTCGCGCTGTCGAGCCGCCCGCGCTCGATCCGAGGCAAGCAGGGCCGGGTGACGATCGACGAGGCCGCATTCCACGATGATCTGCCCGGGCTGATGAAGGCGGCTCTGGCGATGCTGATCTGGGGCGGCCGGGTGCGGCTGATCTCATCGCACAACGGGACCAACAACCCGTTCAACGAGCTGGTGGAGAACGTGCGGGCCGGGCGCCTGAACTATTCACTCCACCGTACGACCTTTCGAGACGCAGTAGAGCAAGGGCTGTATCAGCGCGTCGCGCTGATACAGGGCGCCCGTCTGGTCGACAAGACAGAGGATGAGTGGGTCGCAAAGATCTACGCGATGTACGGCGAGACAGCGGCCGAAGAATTGGACGTGATCCCGAGTGAGGGCGGCGGGGTGTACCTGCCGATGGCCCTGATCGAGTCGCGGATGAGCCGGGAAACTCCAGTGATCCGCAAGCGCTGGGATGCTGCATTCCAGCTGCTGCCGGAACCGCAGCGCCGGCTGGAAGTGGCGGCCTGGCTCCGGGAGGAGGTGCTGCCGATCCTCGAACTGCTCGACAAGGAGCGCGTGCACGGATTCGGGTTGGATTTCGCCCGCGTCGGCGACCTGACGGTGATGCCGGTTCTGGAGGATGGGTGCGACCTGGTGCAGCGATGCAAGGTGTCGATCGAGCTCGGCAATTGCCCTTTCAAGCAGCAGGAGCAGGTGCTCGAGTTCGTTGTCGATCGGCTGCCGAACTTTCGCTTTGGCGCGCTCGATGCGAGCGGCAACGGCGCGGCGCTGGCGGAATTTGCGTCGGACACCTACGGAGCAAGCCGGATCGCGCAGGTGAAGCTGTCCGAGGCGTTCTACTTGGCTGAGATGCCGCGCTTCAAGGCCGCTTTCGAGGATGGCACCATTGACGCCCTGCCGCGCGACGAGGAGTGCCGCGACGATCTGCGGGCGATCAGGCGGATCAACGGGGTGCCGAAGCTGCCGAGCTTGGCGACGCAGCGTGCCGGTGGCGGGGAAGGCGCGGCAAAACACCAGCGACACGGGGATTTTGCGATCGGTCTGTTCCTGGCGAACTATGCTCTGCGCCAGGAGGGCATGCCGGGGCGCTGCGATGGCTTCGAGTCGGTACCGCGGCGCACGATTGGCAATGCCGGCGGCCGGCACAGCGCGGACGATGACGACAGCGGAGATGAAGCAGGGATGCGATCCAGGCACATGCTATGAGCACCATTGTGGACCAGTTCGGCAGGCCAATCGACCGCAGCATGCTGCATGAGCCGCAAACGGCGGCGATTCGCGCGCTCGAGAACCAGTACCTGACGCCGATGCTGGACGGCCTCTCGCCTGCTCGGCTGGCCGCGACTTTGCGGGCCGCTGACTCCGGCGATCTGATCGGGCAGCATCGCCTGTTCGCTGATATGGAAGAGCGCGATCCACACTTGTGCGCGGAGATGGGCAAGCGGAAGCTGGCGCTGCTCAATCTCGACTGGGACATCGTTCCGCCACGGAACGCAACGGCCGCGGAAAAGGCGTCCGCGGAATGGGTCAAGGAGGTGATCGGCGACGGCGTCGACGATTTCGAGGACCTTGTTCTAGCGTGCATGGACGGCGTTGGTCACGGATTTGCCGGCGTTGAGCTGGCGTGGCGGCAGGATGGACGAGAGTGGTTGCCGGAGTTCTTTCCGCGGCCACAGGAGTGGTTCCAACTCACGCAGGATCGCACGGCGCTTCGGCTGCGGGACGGCAGCGCGGATGGAGCGGCTCTGGCGCAGTTCGGCTGGATCCTTCACGAGCACGGCAAAGCGAAGACGGGGTACATCGCGCGGATGGGCATTTACCGCGTCCTGGCGTGGCCGTTCTTGTACAAGGCGTACGGGATCGGTGATTTTGCTGAGTTTCTCGAGTCGTACGGCCTGCCAATCATCGTCGGCAAGTACGCCAAGGGGGCGACCGCAGCAGAGAAGGCCAGCCTGCTGCGGTCGGTGACTGCTCTGGGGCACGATGCGCGCGCAATCATGCCGGCCGACATGATTCTGGAGGTGCAGAAGATCACCGGCGGCGCCACCGGAGGCGGCTCACATCTGGACATGGTGAGCTGGGCAGACCGGGCGCAGAGCAAGTGCATCCTTGGTGGCACGTTGACCAGCCAGGCGGACGGCAAGACGAGCACGAACGCGCTCGGCAATGTCCACCAAGAGGTGCGGCACGACATTCTGGAGGCGGATGCGCGGCAGATCGCTGGCACGCTGACTCGGCATCTGGTGTATCCGCTGGTGGCGCTGAACCGAGGCCGACTCGACAGCCTGCGGCGCTGCCCGCGCCTGGAGTTCGACACAGGGGTGCCGGAGGACTTGGTGGCCTACGCGGATGCGATTCCGAAGCTCGCCGGGTTGTTCAGTATTCCTGCCTCCTGGGTTCGCGATCGGTTGCATATTCCCGAGGCTGCTGACGGAGAGGAAGTGCTCGGCGTTCGGCCTCCTGCCGGCGTCGATGGGGACGATGGCAAGCAAGTGCCAGCCTTGCCGACTGTGGATGCGCCGAGCGCTGCGGAGCTGGCGGCGCTGGCCGCCACAACGGGCGGCGCTGTCGGCGCGAAGGAAGACTCTTTGCGCCGCGCACAAGGCGCTGTCGAAGATGGGATGACCGCGGAAATTGACTGGCAGCATGTCACGACACCACTCTTCAAACCGATTCTCGATGCTCTGAAAGAGGGCCTGGATCCGGAAGAGATTCTGGCTCGCATGGGCGAGTGGTTTCCGATGATGAACGACGACCAACTGGTTGAGGCGTTGTCTCGGGCGATTTTCGTGGCGGATTGCTGGGGGCGCCTGTCGGCCGGCGCGAATGATTGACCGGGTATGTCGATCGACCTTTCTGCGCTAGTCAATCTGCCGCCAGATGAGGCCATCGCGGCCTTCAAGTCGAAGGGTTTCGCCATTTCGTGGGACTGGCACGACACCTGGAAAGAGGCAAATGCGGCGGCGTTTACCGTGGCTAAGCTCGTTCGCATGGACGTCCTGGGTGATATTCACACAGCGGTCGGCGCAGTGCTCGAAAGGGGCGAGACGCAGCGTTGGTTCGACCAGCGCTTGACGGGTCTTCTGCAGCAGAAGGGCTGGTGGGGACGAAAGATCGTCGTCGGCCCAGACGGCCAGGCCGAGGTCGTACAGGAGGGCAGTCCGCGCCGTCTGCAGACGATCTTCCGGACCAACGTGCAGACGGCGTATGCGGCTGGGCGATGGCAGCGCTTCGTCGACAATGCGGGTTCGCGGCCATACCTCCAGTACGTGGCAGTGCTGGACGGGCGCACCAGGCCGGCTCACGCACGCCTGAACGGGAAGATCTTCCCGATCGATAGTCCGGTGTGGTCTGTGATCGGTCCGCCAAACGGCTTCAATTGCCGCTGCGCCGTTCGCGCACTGTCCGCGCGAGACCTGGAGCGCCGTGGTCTGCGGATCGAAACAGAAGCGCGGATCATTGAGCGGGAAGTCCCGCTGCGCCGCCTCGTCGATCGTCGCACCGGTGAAGTCGACCCACAGAAGCTGGTGCAGCGTGGCGTGTCGGTCCCAGATCCGGCCCGTCCTGGAAAGCGGACGGTGCTCTGGGCTGATGTGGGCTGGGACTACAATCCGGGCGCTGCCGGAGCGGCTCGGATTGCCGACCTGGTCGAACGCAAGCGGATGAATCTGCCGAAAGAGCTTGCTCAAGCCGTCTCGATCGACGCCCGCAAACCAGCGCCACAGGTGGCTGATAAGGCTCTTGCGTACTGGGACAGCACGACGCGCGCGGGCCGCTGGCACGACGCATCGTTCGCCAACGCACCGGATTGGTTGAAGAAGCAAATTGCCTCCGTCGGTGATCCGAGAGACCTGAAACAGACCCCGGGAATGGCCGCGAGCTGCAGCTGGCGGCAGCATATCGAAATGGGATCGAGGCGCTTGGATGACCCGCGCGCGCAGGTTACCTGGAGGCACGAATACGGGCACCATCTGGACGGCAACATGCATCCGACTCTGGTGTACGCAAGCTCCGACCGTGTATTTTCTGAGGCGCTGCAGGCTGATGCGAAACGGCTTGTGGCCCATTCCGGCAGCGGCGCCCCGAGCGCAGCCGTTACGGCACGTCAGGCGCTCCTTGCGGATCAGTACCGCGTGGCGGCAGAAGATGTCGCGCGGTCTGGAGACTGGGAAACGTGGATCGCTGAGCGCTTCAAACGTCACAGCATCGATTACCGCACAGAGGTGATGCCCGCGCTGCGCCAGCACACTGTCTTCGCCAATGCCCTGCAAGGCCTTGACCTGGCGCAACGCTTGGCCCGGATCGCCACGGCTTGGGATCTTCAGGATGCCCAGGGGTTGATGGATGCTCTGCTCGGCAAGGGCAATCTGCGCGAGGTCAGCGCCTGCGGGTCAAAGGGCGTTTGCGGCGCACTATCCGATCTGATCGGCAGCGTGACGCTCAACAGAGTGGCTGGGCGTGAGCTGTCTCTCTGGGGGCACAGTTCCGCGTACTACGCCAAGCACGAATCTCTGGCCGGAACCGAGGTATGGGCGAATCTGACTTGCCTGCACGGTGAGGGAGCGGTATTTTGGCGAAAGGTGTTGGAGCGATTCACGCCCGATACGAATCGGGTCTTCCTGGAGGTGATGACTGATGTCTGAGGTAACAACCGGCGACAGTTTGCGCAGCGAACGGCTCGCTGAGTATGTGGCCCGGTTCAGCAGCGCGCCGCCGCTGCTTTACATGCAGCATCTGAGCGACGAAGAGTTCGCTGTCCGCATCAGCGCCGCCATCGACTCTGGCGCAGCGATATCCGACGAAGAGTTCGATGGCGAAGCAAGCGAGCGCACGACGGTCTACTGACCGCAGAAGATCGTGATCACCGTCAAGGTGACCGGCGATGGCGGCCGGACTGCCCTGGCCGGTATTTCGGCCCGGATGAACCACCCTGCGCCCGTCATGATCAAGATCGCCGAGCTTCTCGACGATCGTGTCGAAGAGAACTTCGCCAACTCGGAAGGTCCGCTCGGCAAGTGGCCTGATCTCAAGCGAATGCGCAAGACGCGCGGGGCGAACCCACAGATTCTTGTTGATACGAGTCGTCTGAAGAACAGCATCACGACTCGCCACGGCGACAACACGGCGGAAGTCGGAACGAATGTCGTCTATGCCGCGATTCACCAGTTTGGCGGCGGGATCGACATGCCAGCGAGAAGCCAGCGGGCTTATTTCAGACAGGACAGGACCGGCTCCGTTGGCCGCCTGTTCGTCCGCAAAGCTGCCTCAAATTTTGCGCAGTGGTACTCTCGAGGCGCCCACATGATCACCATCCCTCCGCGCCCATTCTTGCCTTTTGCCGCCGGCAAGCTACAGGACGGTGTTGAGGCAGACATCCTCCACGAGCTGGCCGGGTTCCTGCTCGACAAGCCAGTTTGACGTCCTGCGCACGTTCCGGCACACGCAAGTTTCTTGCAATCCCGATCCCCCTACGCCCCACATCTTCCCGCCACTTCCCTCATTTATCGCGCTTCAGCCGTCTGATTTATCGCGCACGTCCTCAGCGTCTCGCCGGGCTGCACGAGCAGCTCACCGAACTGACCGAAC